TACAGCGCACGTACGGGTATAATCGGCGGGCGAGGCGGCGCGGCCTCATTGAAGCAAGCGCAGTCGTAATCTTGTTGCGACCGGCAGCCGAAAGGCTTATCCGCGGCGCCTCCCGGTCATGGCGAAAATGACGAAAATTAGAAAAATTTTGCTCGCCGCCGCCCCGCAGGGCGGCAGATCAGCCGCCGGTCGGGAGCGATCCCGATCCTTGTTCCGGATTTTTCGCCGCCGCCGCGAAAAAATATTCCAATATTCCAGCCGTACAAAAAGAAACCCGCCGATTCGTCGGCGGGTTCAGGAATCGGCGCCGCGCACAACGGCCGATCTCGGACAATCACCCTACAACCAACACGAGGTAATCATCATGCAACAACCAGAGGTATATCGCAATGACGCATTATAGCACGCCGCGCAACCCCGCGCGCAACCCCGATCCCCCCGCCGTCATCGGCGATCCGTCCAGGGGCGAGCTCGAGCTGGTGCCGGCCTCGGCCGTCCGGCCGAAGCCCCTGAGCCCGGAGACGCGCATGCGGCTGCTGGAGATCAGAATCCGCCGCAACCGCAGGCTTCGCCGCGGGAGGCGGTGATGGGCGTGAAATTCGACGCGCCGGTCGACACGAGCCAGTACAAGCCGCTCAGCAACGGCAAGACCGACCGGCTGACCGATGCGGACTACGAGCTCCCCTGGACCGACCCCGCCGACGTGAAGCGCGTGGCGAAGTCTCCAGAGGCACATCCGGAAGCGGCGGCGGACGCGGAGAAGTACGAGCGGCTGCTGAACGGTCTCATCGAGGACCGCGGACTCGCGCCGCGAGAGGCGGCCGGGCTGCTGCTGGAGGCGAGCCGCGCCGAGACGCGGCGCAGCCACGACGTCCATTACCGCGCCGAGGTCATGCTCATCCTGTCGGCCGCATCCGGCCGGCTGAACGACCCGGAGCTCGCCGAGCTCGAGGAATCCGCGCTGTCACGCCCCGCCGAGGCGGAAAATCCCGACCAGACCCCCGCAGAGGCTGCGAGAGAGCTCGCCGAGGAGGCGGATCGGTCGCTGCTGCCGCTGGAATCGGTCGATCTGGCGGACGCGGGCACCGGCCCCGGCTGGCTGCCGGATCATCAGCCGCTGCCGGGGGTGCTGGTGTCGGGCTGGGGATCGCTGCTGCACGGGCGCGGCGGCAGCGGCAAGTCCGCGTTCGCCGCGGCGCTGGCGCTGGCGCTGGCGGCCGCCGAGCGCAGCCCGGACGCGCCGCGGCTGCTGCTCGGCTGCGATCTGCAGGGCAGGCCGGCCGGCGGCGGACGCTACGAGGCGCAGGCGCACCGGGTGCTGTACGCGACGCTGGAGGACTCGGTCAGCGTCACCGCCGGACGCATCGCCGCCGCCGCGCACCGCTACGGCGTCGCGATTCCGGACGGGGCGATCCGCTTCGCCGATTACCCGGCGCTGCTCGCCACCGGCGCGGAGACCGGGCTGGCCAGGCTGGCCGCCATCGACGAGGCGGCGCGGCGGGCCGGGGCGACCGCGGTGATCGTCGACAATCTGCGGCTGCTCGACCCCGAGGCCGAGCGGGGATCGGACTCGGCTACGCGGCTGATGGCCGCGGCCAACAGCCGCGCCCGTCACGGCGGCTATGCGACGCTGCTGATCCACCACGACCGCAAGACCCCCGACGCTTCCGGCGGCGCGGCCGTCGGCGGCGCGGAGATGGCCGCGGGATCGGCCGCCCTGGCCAACGCGGCGCGAGCCGCCGCGCAGGTGACGCGCCGGGGCGACACCGTCACCGTCGGCGGCGCCGAGGGCAAGGCCAACTACTCGCCTGAGGCGCAGCAGCTGCGCTTCCAGCTGGACGGCTACGCGAGCGAGGCTACCGGCCACTACGGCACGGTGACGCTGAAGCCGCTCGCGCCGGTCGACCCGATGAGCGTGTTCGGCGGCGTCGAGCAGGCGCGCGAGGCGTACGAGGATCTGATCGCCGCCGCGCCGGAGCTGCGCCGATTCTTTGACACAGCCAACGGCTGGGCGGGCTACGTCCTGGCCGATTCCCTCGGCCTCGATGTCGGCGCGTCGGGCGCGCGAAACCGCACCGCCGAGCAGTCGGCCAACCGGTCGGCGGTGCAGGCCGCGCTCGATGAGTGGGTGCGCGGCGGCGCGCTGCAGCCGCTCGATGAGGAGATCATCGAGCGGGACCGGACTCGGCAGAAAAAGCCTTGCTACGCGGCCGGAAAACGAGGGTTCAACGAGTGACCGGAAAAGCGGATTTGCCACACTTGCCACACCCCAAAAACAGGGTGTGGCAAAGGGTGTGGCATGCGACACCAAAACGCTTGCCACACCCTACCCTAACCCCCGTAGGGGGTATGGGTGTGGCAGGCAGCGTTTTGGCCGCGATCCTGACGAGGGAAAAACGCATCATTTTGCCACACCCTGTTTTTGTCGTAAACGAGGAGGATCGAAACATGAAAAGATACAGGATCGAGAATATCGAGAGCGGCGCCGCGGTGCACGAATCCGAGGCCGCCGACGCATGGGGCGCATGGTGCCGGTGGATCGAGTCGACGGGGGAGATCCCGGACGATTTCGATCTGTTTGACTTGACGGCGCATGCTCGGCTGTGCGGATACGAGATCGTCGAGCTCGCCGACATCGCGGCCGAGGGCTGCGAGCCGGGCGAGCGCGACCGCATCGCCGCGCTCGCGTCCGGACGCGCAGGCTGGTCGTGGTCGTGGACGCAGCCGGAAGGCCCCGGCCGCCTGACGGTGCCGAGGCAGGACGCGGACGCGGCGCGCGACGCGCTGGACGCGATAGCCGCGGACGCGGAGGCCGGACCGTGATCGGCGAGCTGCACCACCTCACCACCACCACCGGCCACCATGCGGCGGTCGGGCGCGGCGATCCGGACGTGATCCGCATCGCCGGGCAGGTCTACCGCAAGGCGCAGGACGCGCACGGGCTGCGCGCGCCGATCCCCGGCCTCGAGCCGTGGGGGATCGAAATCGTCGAGCACGACCCCGAGGGCGCGGCGCGCTGGACGGTCGGGCGGCGCGGCGTCGGCACGGTCGTCGAGTGCTGTCTGATCTGGACGCTCGGCGCGCACCGCCTCGAGGCGGCGGAGCTGCTGCGCGAGGAGGGCGTCGACGCGGACGGGCTCGGGCTGCCGCTGCTGGTCTCGGCGCTCGATGACGCGGTCGCATGGATCGCGCCGGACGATCTGATCTGGATCGCGGACTGGAACCAGTGCCTGGCGTTCTCGCTGCTGGACGCCGCCGAGGCGGTGGACTGGACGCCGCCGAGGCGGCGGCGGGCATGACGCGGCCGTACGACACGCGCCGCTGGCGGCGGCTGCGCGAGGCGGCGCTGGATCGCGATGACGGCCTGTGCCGCCGCTGCCGGGCTGCCGGGCTGACCGCGCCCGCCTCGGTCGTCCACCACGTCCGGCCGGTCGGCGAGGGCGGCGAGCCGTGGGATCTCGGCAATCTGGAGTCGCTGTGCCGCGCCTGTCACGAGTCGGAGCACGGGCGCGCGCCGTCAGCCGCGGCCGAGGCGGATCGCGCCGCCTGGCTCGCCCTGGCGGCGCGGCAGGATACCTAGCGCGGCGGATCGCCCGATGCGTTCACCGCAGCCCATCCGAGCTCTGTAAAAATGCGTTTGCTGCCGTTCCAGAAACGCCTGATCGCCGCCGTCGAGTCCGCGTCCGTCGACACCGTGGCGCTGTCGGGGCCGCGCGGGTGCGGCAAGACCGCGCTGAGCGGCTACGCGCTGGCGCGGGCCATGACCCCCGGCGATCCGATGTTCGAGCCCGGCACCGAGCAGATCCTGGCGAGCGGCTCGATCCCCCAGTGCCGGTTCGTGCTGACCGCCATGGCCGGACTGCTGCGCGCCTGGGGGCGTGACTTCGCGCGCGAATACCGGCTGATCGACACGCAGACGCGATTGGGAGCGCGCCACAAGCCGACGGGCACGACGATCCGCGCCGTCGGCAGCAACGCGCGGACGAGCCTCGGCATCGGCGCGAGCTCGCGGCTGATCGTGTTCGACGAGCCCGCCTCGTTGCACGAGCGCAACGGCGCGGCGCTGTACGAGTCGCTGGACGGGGCGCTGGGCAAGCCCGGAAGCCGCCTGACGCTGCTGCTGTGCGGCACCCGCGCGCCGGCCGCGGCGGGCAACTGGTGGCCGCTGCTGCTGGACGCGGGATCGAGCGCGGAGGACCGGACGTACGTGCAGGACTTCGCGGCGCATCCGGACCGGTGGCGGCGGTGGCGCGAGGTCGAGCGGGTGAATCCGGTCAAGTGCCTGTGTCCGGAGGCGAGGGCGAAGCTGCGCGGCGAGTGGGAGGCCGCGAAGGCCGGGCGGAAAACGGATTTCTTCAAGGCGTGGCGGCTGAACATCCCCGGCGGCGGCGGACGCTCGCCGCTGATCCGTCTCGACCGCTGGGAGCGCGTGCTGGCGCGGCCGGCGGCGGCGGCCGAGGGACCGCCGGTCATCGGCTTCGATCTGGGCGGCACCCGCGCCTGGTCGGCGGCGGTGGCGCTGTGGCCGAGCGGACGATGCGAGGCGCTGGCGGTGTGCGGCGGCGAGCCGCCGATCCGCCAGCGCGAGCTGGACGACCGCGTCCCGGCCGGCACCTACGAGGCGCTGGCCGAGTCCGGATCGCTGCTCGTCGACGAGGGGCATGCGTATCCGCGGGCGTCGTTCCTGGCGGACTGCGTGCGGCGGCGCTGGCCGGGCGCGGAGCGGGCGGTGTGCGACCGCTTCCGGGCGGCGCAGATCGCCGACGAGTGGCACGGCGAGCTGGAGGCGCGGGTCAGCCAGTGGAGCGAGTCGACGGCGGATATCGACGCCTTCCGGACGCTCGCCGTCGACGGCGGGCTGTCGGTGGCGGAGGGCTCGCGGCGGCTGCTGACGGTGTCGATGTCGGCGGCCCAGGCGGTGGCGGACGGCAGCGGCAACGAGCGGCTGCAGAAGTCGGGCGATGCGACGCACACGGCGCGCGATGACTGCGCCTCGGCGCTGGTGCTGGCCGCGGGCGCCGCGGCCAGGCGGCCGAAGCCGGCGGCGATCACCATCATCGGCGCGGGCGGCGTGCGGGTGATCGGGTGATGTTTGCAGCGTGTTTGCCGGAAGTGGTACAATCGGGGCGATTCAGATAACACGGAAGCCGGAGGGCTGAGAGATGAGAAAGAGCGTACAGATACAGGTCGAGCTGAGCGAGAAGCGGGAGCGGCTTAACGCGCTGCTCGGCGAGGAGACCCTGACCGACGAGCAGACCGCCGAGCTGGAGCGGCTGACCGGCGAGGCGCAGGGGCTGGAGAAGAGATTCCGCGCGGCGCTGACGGCCGAGGCCGCGGCCGACGAGGAGGCGGAGCGCAGGCTGCAGGACGGCTCGCGGCCCGAGGACCGCGAGCTGCGCGGCCTCGTCGAGGCCGCCAGCCTCGCCGACATCGTCAGCGCGGCGGTGACGCGCTCGCAGACCGACGGGCAGACCGCCGAGCTGCAGCGGCACCTGGGGATCGGCGCCGCCGACGTGCCGCTGGAGCTGCTGCGCGAGACCCGCGCGGTGACCCCCGTGACGACCGCCACCGGCGCCACCGAGGCCGAGGTGGTGCAGCCGGTGTTCGCCGACGGCGATCTGGACTGGCTGCGCGTCGGCCGCGAGACCGTGGAGAGCGGGCAGGCGGTGTTCCCCGTGCTGACCACCCGGCCGAGCGTATCCGCGCCGGTCGTCAACTCGACCGCGGCGCCGGAGACCACCGGCGCGTTCACAGCCGCGGCCCTGGAGCCGGAGCGCACGCAGTGCAGCTTCTTCTTCCGCCGCAGCGATGCGGTCAAGTTCCGGGGCATGGAGCAGTCGCTGCGCGCCGCGCTGTCGAGCGCTCTGAGCGAGGATCTGGATCGCCTGTTCCAGGCTGAATTGGTCAAGGCGGCCGCTGGCGGCGGCCTCGGCCCCGCCGTCGACATCAAGGCCGGGGTGGCGGACTTCGCCGCGTACAAGACGCTCGGCGCCGGGCAGGTCGACGGGCGCTACGCGGCCATGAAGACGGACATCCGGCTGCTGACGGGCGCGGCGGCGTACTCGCACGCCGACACCGCCTACCAGTCGACCGGGGACACGTCGGCGCTGGCGGCGCTGATGGCCGAGACCGGCGGCGTGCGCGTCTCGCCGCACGTGGCCGCGGCGGCCAACTCCAAGCAGGATATCTTCGTGCGCAAGGGCGGCAGGCGTGACGCCGTGACGGCGGTCTGGCAGGGCGTGCAGCTCGTCTACGACGAGGTGACGCGGGCGCCTCAGGGCGAGATCGCGATCACCGCGTTCATGCTGTCGGCGCGCGCGGTGCTGCGCGCCGACGGCTTCGCGCGCATGGCGGCGCAGCTGAAATGACCGGAGCGAGACCGGTGCGCATCGGCTGCGAGCTGCGCGAGAGCGGCGGCGAGTTCGCGGGCGTCATCCTCGTCGAGGGGCGGGCGGCTTCCGGCGGCCGCGCCGAGGTGTTCGCGCCGCTGTCGGTCGTGTGGCCGGACGGCGGAATCCGCATCACCGACGGGCACGGCGGCGATCACCTCGCCGACGCGGCGCCGCGGCGCGGCGAGGCCGGGCGCATCGAGGTGCGCACCGAGGCCACCGGCGCGATCCGCGCCGCGGTCGAGGCCGGGCGCCGCTGGATGTCGGTCGAGTTCCATTCGCTGCGCGAGCGCACCACCAGGGGCGGCGTGCGCGAGATTCTGCGCGCGCTCGTCGACGCCGCGGCGCTGACGGACGCCCCCGAGTACGACGCCACGGCGGCGGAAGTGCGCGGCGCGCGCAGGCGCAGGGCGTGGCTGTGAGGCTGTGGCGGCGGCGCGAGCGGCGCCAGGCGAACGCCACCGATCTGGCGGTGACGGCGGCGCACCGCCTCGCCGCGGGCGAGGCGCCGGACCCCGCCGCGCTGGCCGCGGCGCAGACCGCCGCGGGGCTGTGGCGGCGGGCGTTCCAGGGCGCCGAGCTGTCGGGCGATGCGATGGCGGTCGAGCGGCTGCGGCCGCTGCTGGGGTGGCTGGCCGGGCGGCTGTGCGTGCGCGGCGAGGCGTTCCTGAGGCTGGAGCCGACGGGCGAGGTGCGGCCGTGCGAGCTGACCGAGCTGACCGGCAGCCACGCCGATCCGGTCTACCGGCTGCAGCCGATCGAGCCGGACGGCGCGGCCGCCGAGGTCTCCAGCAGCGCGGAAGCGACGCTGGCGATCATCGCGCATCCGAGCGACCGGCAGCCGCGGCGCGGCCGCTCGCCGCTGCAGGCCGCGGCGCAGACCGCCGCCACCGCCGCGGAGTTCGAAAAGAAGATCGCCAAGATCGCCGGACGCAGCCCCCTGAACGCGGTGACGCTGGACACGGGGCTTAGCGGCGATCAGGCTGCGCAGCTGCGCGCCGGCCTCGATCCGGACCCGGAGCTCTACGGCTCGCAGCCGCTGGTGCTGGGGGTGTCCGGCGCGCGCATCGGCACCATCGAGACGGACGCGCAGCTGCCGCCGGTCTCGCGCGACCTGAGGCGGTCGCTGGGCGATGATCTGCTGCTGCTGCTGGGCGTGCCGCCGGCCATGGTCGGCGAGGGCGAGGGCGCGGCCGTGCGCGAGGCGATGCGGCAGTTCCACGCGCACACGATCCGCCCGGCCGCGGCGGTGATATCGGACGAGATCATGCGCAAGACGGGCATGCGTCTGGCGTTCGCGTTCCCCTTGCTGCGCGTGGTCGACCATGCGCAGAACGCCCGCGCGTTCTCGGCGTACGTCAAGGGCGGGCTGACGGCCGAGGAGGCCGCCGCGATCCTGGGGCTGGAGCTCGGGGACTGGCGAAACACGGAAACAGGAGGCGAGCGATGAAAAGACGGAAGCGGAAGCTGATTCCGCTGCAGGAGCCGGAGTACCTGATCCTGAAGCGGCTGCGTGACAAGCTGCGCCGCGAAACCTCGCGGCCCGAGACATTCAGCAGCGCGCTGAAGAAGCTGTACGAGGACTACCTGGAGCTGCCGGACATGGTGCGGCAGGTTGAGGAGTCGTGCGCAAGGGAGCTGGAGGAGGAGCGGCGCAGGACGGCGGACATCGTGGCGGCTCGCGGCGCCGAGGATGAGCGGCTCGATCTGCGCGCCGAGTATCTGCGGCGCTGGGAGGACGCGCTGGACAGGCGCGGCGCGCTGGACGCGGACACGCGGCTGGAGCTCGCGGAGCTCAGGATCGAGTATCTGGAGCGCTCGTCAAGAGCCGTGGGAGCGCGAGAGCGGCGAGAGAGCGGGCAGGACGATGGCTAGGGCGCGCAGAGCGGCGGAAGCCCGTACAGGCGCGTACAGCGCACGTACGGGTATAATCGGCGGGCGAGGCGGCGCGGCCTCATTGAAGC